TGTAACCGCAATAGGATAGTTACCTCCATTGTTTACGTTGAGTGTTCCTGATAGTGTGGAAATACCTGTGATATTAACATCCCCTGCAATATCCAAATCACTTGCAAAGTCTACAATTCCCGCAAAACTAGTAATCGACTCTACTACATTTGTAGCATCACAATATAAAAAAGCCGTATGTCCGTCTGGAATTGCAATACCTGAACCACTAGCTGTCTTTAAAGTAATTATTTGACCTGTACTATTTCTAACCGTGTAAAGTTTACTAGCGTCAGGGCAAATTACTGTACCCGCTCCTGTCAAAGCAGTTCCTGTATCTGTAAGTTCAAGAATAGCGCAGCGTGACTCTGATGTAGTTCCATTCGCAGTAGTTAATGTATGAGAGTTCGTTGTCCACGAATCAATAGTAGCTAACCCAGTAACAGCTTGTTCTACCATAGAAGTTATATTGTCGTTAACTACATCGCCCCAAGAACCTGATAATTCCCCCTGTACAGGAAGAGCGAGTTTTAATGTTGGTGTATATTGCGTTGTCATCTATTTAACCTTACGTGTTAATTTCATTCCACCCTGGAATTTGAGAATCGTTTATTTGCGTCCATTCTGGAGTTTGAGAGTCATTTATATTAGACCAATTTGGATCTTGAGAGTCATCTACTAAACCCCAAACGTTACTTAGCCCTACGATACCAGACGCTTCAAAACCATCAATATCAATATTAGTATCTATACTAATAGATACAGTATTTAAATCTAGTTGTCCAGTTATATTAGTAGGTATTACGGTTATGCCTAACCCAACACTAATGTCATTTAATGTTGTTGTTGAACTAACGCCTGTTAAGCTTATATTAGCATCGGCAACCGTAAATATATCGCCAAGAGAACTAGTTGTAGATGTACCCGTTACAGGTACAGAAATAGTAGATTCAGATACTACAGATATATCGCCAAGAGAACTAGTTGTAGATACACCTGTTGCAGAACTATTGGCGTCAGCAGTAATAGAAACACTGTTAAGAGCAGATGTTGTAGATACACCTGTTGCAGATATAGAGATATTAGATTCAGGTACTACAGATATATCGCCAAGAGAACTAGTTGTAGCTAACCCCGTAACAGACGTATTGGCATCAGCAGTAATAGAAACACTATCAAGAGTAGACGTTGTAGATGTACCCGTTACAGGTACAGAAATAGGAGATTCAGCTAGGACAGTAACATTACCTATTTGTCCTGTAGCTTCAGCACCATCTACGGAAATTATAAGTAGGTCTAACCCCCAAGATCCTTGACCCCAAGCGGTGGCTCCCCAACCAGTATATTCCGTTGAGGAGGCCATTTCTAACCTACGCTAGTCTAATAATTGCGTTACTTGCATCCGCTGTAGGGAATTGGATAGTGAAATCACCTGCTGTAGATGTTTTATCTGCACCAAAATCAAGTACTGCGATAGCGGCATTACTATTAGCTGTTGTGTAAATCAATGCACCTCTAGCAGTAATAGTAGAGTTAGCCCACGTAGTATCATCAAAATCAATAAATGCTGTAGTGCCTGAAGTAGTAGCGGGAACAAGAGTTAGTGTATTACCACCAGCTGTATAGTTTGTCCCAGATACTTCGTTTGTAGCACTATATGCAGTTGTAGTTGCATCTAAACTAGCACTACTTGTGTATAATGCGATCTTATATGTTTGTGCGGTATCACTACTAAAATCCATTTCAGCGTCTAAAATAGCTTCTTTAAATGATGTACACATAGCTTGAGTAATAGCCATAATGGCCTCCTTACGTTACTTTTTGTCTAAATTGTCCTGAACGGTAAACATCTTCACGTAGTTTTCCGTCACCTAAGTTTTTCAATAATGTTATAGCTTGTAAATATAACTTTTGATACACCTCCATTGTAGCTTGTTCGGCTCTCATAAAACTGAAAGCTTGTAATAAAGCACCATTTAACAAGGCAGAATCGAACTCCTCTCCTAACCATGTAGTTCCAGCAGTAACTATAGACTCTGGGTAATACCCATAGTGAAGTTCTGTACTGTAATCTCCGTCTGGAGTTGGACCTAATAAAAACGTATTATCATCAAAATATGCGTAGTGTACTGGAAATCCTTGAGTAGCCGCTACGGGATATGCTTCACGAATAAAATTAACATCTTTATTCAATAAAAAATGATAGTTTCCACTACCATCAACAACAGACAAAGAATAACTCCACAAAAAATCACTAGGCGTAGATAAATAAGTATTACCTTGTGAAGTAGTACCAACAACATTTTTTCTTAATGCAGGTATTTGCACAGTATTATATATTGTCTGTTCGGCTTGCTGAGTAAACATATCAAGTTCTTCATCTGTGAAAGTGTTTTCACAAATGTTCTGTATGTTTGTTTTCAGCTCCGTATAGTTCATAATTTAAGCCATCGGTCCACGAGCCATAAGCCCTTTTGTTGCAGCGCCAGTGCCACGAACTTTTACGCCCTTGGTTTTAACGCCTTCCATAGATACTTTAGGTGCATGACCACATGGTTGCACACCTTTATCTTTGATAACCTTTACTTCTTTTTCGTCAAAAACATTCATTATAATAACTCCTATGTAATAACTACCACAACTTGCCCAATATGGCTATAAGTAATTAGATTATTTGGTGACAAATTGTACGGATCTTGTCCACCACCTACTGGATTCCATCCCCATTGTATATCTCTACTACTGTATTCCCCAGAAGAACCAACACTAGTATCCACTCTAGGATCTTTTATTGCTTGCGGATCATCTACAGGGAACTGACCTAATTTTAACTGAGGGTGGTCAGGATTCCAACACTCAGGACAAGCTTTTACATTTGTATTCCTACCCTTTACAATTAAATCTTTCAGCTCTCGTAGTTTATATTGAAAACCACATACATCGCATAAAGCAAGAGCTTTTTTTGCTGATGCAAACCTATTAGACATTAATACACCCTTCCCACTCTTGGTACAAATCTAGCAGAGGTTTTTTCTCTGTCTTCACCCGCAGCAAGTTCAAACTGCTCTTCATAAGCCGCCTTTAGCATAGGTATTCTATCCGCTAATTCTGGTATTTTCATAGCAATATAATAAGCTAACCCAGATACGAGTACGGGGAAAAAACGAAAGTTCATATCAGAAGTTTGTATACCGCTACCCGCGTCCTCTATACGTCTCATACGCCAGTAATAAAGAACGTAATTATCATTATCAGGAACAGGCCAAACATTAACTACAGGGTTATCTCGTAAACGTTCTATGTATATTTGTATCGGTCTACCACGAGAAAGTTTGTTAGGTATAGCAGCATACGTACTAACACTAATACGATTGATTGTTAGATCAGATTGTGTAGCTTGATTTCCTGAACCTGTACGTATTTGATGCTCTAAAAGATCTATGGTATCAGCAGGTAAATTATACTCAGAAGTACCATCAACTAAGTTAATAGTTCCTTCGTCAATAGTCCACATATTGATGCCACGGTTCTGCCACTCAATAGTCATCAAATTCATAGAACGACGTGCGGTACGCAAATCATAACCAGAACGCATCTCACGACCAGCTCGTTCCCAAGCTTCTTCAGCGATCTCAGTAAAATCCATATTAAAGGATGTAGTTCCTGATGTAGTCATTTCTTACGCCTTTTAACTGCGGAAACCCTTCTAGGTTTACCTGCTGGTTGCCCCAATTTTCTTTTCTGGGCTACTTTCTTACGTTTCTGAGCCGCCGTCATCTCTTTAGAGGTTTTAGGTGTTTTACTAGAAACTCTTTTCTTAGGTCTGCAATAAGGAGTTGCACGTTTTTCTCCTTTTTTACGACCGCAAGGTTTGCCAGTAGAAACATCTACCCACTCTTCTTTAAACCAACGCTTTAAGGCTTTGCCTTTTGCTGTTTTACGGACTGCCATTATTTATTACCCCAGTTTTTGGCTCCTACTTTTCTACACTTGGCTATAGCGCCACTTGCGTAAGCGGAAGGAAAAACCTTATAACGAGATTTAACCTTCCTATAACACTCATCTTTAACAGAGCCGCCTTTTTTGTACCCCTTACAGGGTTTAGATTTGTAATATCGTCTCATATATTACCGCATCTTGCAAGGACGCACTCCTTTTGTAACGCAACCTGCTCCGCGAACTTTTCCGCCAGATTTGTAACCTTTTTTAACGCTACAACCTTTTTTGTAACCTTTTTTGACTCTACCGCCAGATTTAAGTTGCGTCTTTCTCCCCAATATATTTTTGTTAAAAAAGTCTTTAATATCTTCGTTTTGCTTTTCCATATTAGCAAAAGCTTTTTTTCTTTGATTTTCTAATCTGTTTTCTTGCCTTTCTTGATATTCGGCAAATTCTTTGTCATCCTTTGCCCTCCTAGCTTCCCTTCGTCCTTCAGCCCCGCCAAACATCTGAGATAGACCTCCTCCTCGAGGTTTAGTCTTCGTAGAAGATTTAGGCTTATTCCTTGGAGTAACCGTAGAAGATTTAGGCTTATTCCTTGGAGCTAACGTATTGGAGTAATCACTACCACTTGTAATACCTTCACGTAGATCGTCTATTGTGGCTTGGTTTGTTGTATCCATTGGAGGTTTAGGCTTATTCCTTGAAGTAACCGTAGGAGTACTAGTCT